TACCTCGTTTTCGTTGAGGTAAAATCGTCGTCGGTCTGTATAGAGTACACCCGACGCTGAAAGATCGCCAATGGCCATATTAGTCACCTAATGGTTGTCAAATGAGTGAACGTCGGCGGCCTTTGTTAACTATGAAAGATTCGGGTTGGGCTTGCGTCTTTCCTCCTGCGTTCGATGCGCCTGTCACAGTTGACGGCGTATTGAGCCTGCGGGATTCTGCACGCATTTGTTGTACCCTCGCCTCTGCTTTACTTAGCTGATTTGGGCCACCATTTTTTGTCATTTTCCAAGCATTAAAAAGCAAGCGTCGGTTGTCCGGTTTACTGTCATCGAAGGTGGATGCCCATTGTATAAAGGCATCTGCTTCCGAGCTAGATGCTCCGAATTCGTTTACTGCTTCCTGCCGGAAGTTAGCGATTTGAGCGCGACGCAATCTTTCTTGTTCGGCTCTACGTTCTGCTTCTGCTCTCTCCTGAGTAAACGCATTTAACTGCGCGTCCTGAAATGATAGCATGTCGTCATAGTACTTGCGCATTGCCTTTTCGTACTTGGCCGACTCGCTCTTCGGGTTGGAGATAGCATCCTCAGGATCGTAGTCCTCAGGCAACTGCGGCTTGGCTGGACGTTCAGGCAGTTGCACCTTGCTAGATGTCTGCGCATTGTCTAGTTGCCGCTGTTCGCCACGAGTAAGAGGCTCGCCCTTAATTCGCTTTTCAATGATGTCAAGGATCTCAGGATCTCGATAAACAAGATCCGCGATAGGTTTGACATTCTCCAATCCCGAATACTGTGTTTTCAGTTGCTCGTATTCGTGACGGAGCTTGTCCCTCTCGCTCTGCAATTTCCGATATGCTTCCACTTGCCTGTCATCCGCAGGATTGTCCGCATAATCATTATCTACATATTCTTCTTGTGCTACTGTTTGTTCCCCTCCTTTGCGAATAAAGAATCCGTCGCCGCCTTCTGAGTAGCCTGCGGAGTCAACATTGGACGTTTCCTGAACATCTTGCTCGACTGCTTCCATAGTTATTGTCTGATTGGTTTGTTTGGTTCGGGTGGCGTTTGTGATAGCACCTCGTTCTCTGCATCAGAAATCTGCTTTCGGAAGTTTCTTACTGCATCGTTCGAGCGTTGCTTGTATACATCACGCGCCGCGCGTATTTGCGCTTTTGGTTCGGCAAGGCTTGCCTTGAACTTCTCGACCTCCGTACGCTTGCGAGCCTGTACAGCCTCACGGTCAGCGGTTTGAAGATCGCCTTTAAGTTTCTTGATCTCTTCCTGCATTGCGGCAAGCTGTCCTTCAAGACCCTTAATATATCCTGTACGTCCCAAGATTCCCTCGATGTCAAACACTTCGCTCTTTTTAAGAACCTCGACCTGATCTATCAGTCCTGCTTGATAGAACTGCAAGTAGTAGTCAAGTAGGGCAAAGCGGTTTGTTGGTAGGGTAGACCCGCTAATAACGCGGATGTCCACATTCATGGCCTGCAAGTCATTGAACTTGCCGATCACATTGCCATAGTCATCGTACTTCAAGACGTTGACCTGAGCAGACTGTATCTCCTTGGTCGAAGGATTGACAATACGCAAGACTCTTTCGTCCGTTACGTACGCTTGATACATGTTGATAACAACACGGGCAAGCTCATTGAGCGATCCCTCGATGTCATCTAGCTTAGACTTCATTCGCCGCTGTGCGAACTCGTCCATTGCAAGCGTACCACGGAAGGTCTGAGGAGCCTGAGCTACCTCTCCTTGTTGCATGGCATAGAGACCGAGGATCATCTCGATCATCTGTATGTCACGCTGACTCTTATTGTAGAACTCGCTAGGAAGAGGAGTAGGTGCCACTACGGTAGGCGAACCCATTTCCGCCTCATACTCCTCAACCCAACGACCCGGCCGGTTTACCTTTGCTTCAAAGGCTTCCCGATCAAGAACAGAGCCGCGAGGAAGAAGCAACCCAACAGAAGCCGCGCTAGCGGCATGCGCGATGATCTTCGACTCGGTATAGTTGATCTGCTTTTGCAGGTCTCGTACGTGGAATACATCTGATGTAGGGAATGGATTACGATTGAAACCATTCATGATAGGCACAACGGGCGGCCTGTCAATAGGAAGAATGGCATCGTTAATCAGAAGTCCACCAACAGACGAGATAACCTGATAGCGTACCTGCTTGTAGCTGAATGACTCGTAAGCAATGTTCTCTAACAGGTCACGACGGATAGGCTGAATGAAGGATGTCGAGCCTGCTATCACGCCTTCGCCATCATGCTCTGCGCCAAACATTGGTATTGGCTGAGTGGGAGTGCCATCTTCCATAGGCTCTCCCTGCATGAGGTGGAAGATAATCGGGTCTCCGGACTCCTCCTTGCCGGTTAGCTCCTTCGGCGGATTGGCCTCGCCTGACATCGCCGCCTGCGTAAGGAGCGTGAAGTACAGCTCCTGCGCCTCAATGAGGTCATCGCCCATCGCCACGGCAACGCTTTGGTCGCCACCCTCGATAACAATTCCATAGCCATTCTTAAACTCCTTGTATTCCTCCTCACTGTAATACTCCATATTACCCGTGCCCTTATCAACAAGGCGGTAATACTTCTTGTGTACCTTAGTGAAGCGTTCAATTACTTCGTACCGAGGAGCGAAGCTATGAATTGCAGGGTCTCCCGATAGTGCCACCTCATTCTCCTGCGTATAGGAGCGGCTTGGCATCATCTCATCGGATGACTGCGCGGCATTTTTCAGGTTGATATCAGGGGCAATCTCCCTTACCTGAGACTCCGTCATCAAGTGACGCACAATAACGTGCTGTGCATCACGCCAATAACGATCCTTTGCATTGGGATCGCAGTACACACGCAGGGTTTCAACGTCCTTAATCAGGACATCTCCGTTGCCACCACCTGCATTAGGGTCGTAGTAAGCATACAGGACTCCACGACCCTTGACGTAGTAGTCGTCAATGGCCTGCTTCAAAGCATCCTTGCCACGGCTCTGCGTCCACGTATGCTCCAATAGCATGGTAGCAAGCCTAGCCAAATCAACATCAGAATCCTCTGCGGCAGTAGCCATAAAGCGAGGATCATTCGTCGTAAGGATTGACTTGGCCTGCTCTACCTTTGGGTGGATAACATTGTGAACCATCGCGGCCTGACCACGACGTTCTAGCTCACGCTTCTGCTCTCCCGTCCACTGCTGACCATTGCGGAACTCATCGTCCGACATGGCCTGCTCCGACCAATTAGAGAATCCATTCTCGGATTCATACTCGCGAAGCAAGGTCTCAGAGATAACGACCTCCTTGTTCTTCTTCTTCCCGTTAGGGAGACTGCCGGACTCTCCTTGTCGGCTTTGATAAACGGATAGAGCCATTACCACTTAACCTTATCTGCCCAATAGGCGGCGGACATTTTGCCTTTCTTGATGTTCTTTGCGTGGCGAGCCTTAAAGCTAGCACGCTTCTTCTTCATTGCCTCGCTTTCTCCTGACTTAGGCTTGCCTGCTGTCTTAGCACCCTGCTCACCAAAACGAATAAGCTTAACCTTATCACCCTCCTTGGCAAGAACGGCATGGCTCTTCTTGGAGTGACCCGGTGTACGCTTCGGCTTGTTGTAGCCTGAAAACTTTTCTCCCCTGTAATCTATCGCCATGATGCTAGTGCTTGTGGTGACTGACCGCTATAAATGTCTACTTCCATATCAGCAATATCTCCCATCTTCCCGCGTATCTTTTGCTTGTAGTCCCCTACCGTGCGAACCCGTGCGCCCCATCGACGTATCCCACGCGGATTGAAAGTAGCCTCATTTGCGGCAAGCACACTTGCGGGAAGAACGTCCTCTATTGGATCATCGTCATTTGCCCGAAATAGCGTACCGGAATCTCCGAGTCCAAGCATATGTACAATATAAAGGTTGGCCGCCGTAGGGGTAATCCCGCGATTTGCCGTACGTCTTGCGTCGTCATGAATCAGTGCCCTGCCATATACTACCTGCGCATCAGGGTCTTTTTGCATCTGCTCGAACGTAATGTTCTTGTATGGAGAATCATCGGGAATCAGCCCTTCCTGAACAAGACCAAATGTTGGCTCTGTCATGCCATATAAGCCGGAGGCCGTTTGGCCCTTTTGCCTTTGTCTAGCAAGAAAGTTTCCTGACGACTCGGTTTGAATAACCTGATTTTCGTAGTCATCAAATGATACTAGGCGAGGCCTCTCTGCTTCTACCTGAGCCGTGGCGAGTGTCGCGGGTGGGACGACGTAATTAGTTAATGGCACCCCCATGTAAAAACGGCCCTCAGTAATAGGAGATTGAAGGTCGGGGTCATCAGCAAACCGATCTTTGTACAGAGTCCGAACATCATCGCTTAGTGTATCGTCTTTTATTCCGGTACGGAACTCCGCATCAGCCCTCATAAAATTTACAAGGCCACGGAGTCTTTGCCGGAAATCTTCATCATGACGGGGATCGTCCCCCTTGCTTGTAAAGGAAGCCATTATTTACGATTCCTTTTCTTGCCTGTCGGCGTTGTTGACCATGTAATACTTGTCGGCTTTCCTGCCCTTGGCTTTCCCGATGATCGCTTCTTTGAAGTCATACGCTTCTTTTCGGAAGCACTCATAGTCGATGCCACAGCCTTCGGGCGACATGCAGGATAACCCCTTCCAGACCCCTTGGTCGCACTGCTCCTTCCGCACGGTTTTCCCGTAGACACGTCGCGCCAATCCTCCTTGTGCCATTTCCTGAGTCCGCCCTGATAAGCCATTACTTCCACTTACCTCCCATCTCCTTGTATCGCTTGGCGGCATAGCTATTCGAGTAGGCACTAGGGTGAACCTTGTACTTACTCTTCGCCTCTGCTAGCGACTTCTTCCAAAGAGAAGGATTGGTTGGTACCGGCTTCTTACTTTTTCTTTTTTCGGCCATAGCTAACTTTGGTGCCCTTCTTCTTGGCGGCGGCTTTTGCCATTGCCATTCCCTTTGCGGTATACGGGTATTCCTTTTTTCCTACCTTTGGCATGGTTCCTCTAATTTTGCGTGATAAGGCCCTTATAGTCTAAACTGTCATCCATGATCCCGAAGATCGTAGCATGCTATCACGTTGTGTCTTTCTTGCCGTGCTATCATGCATCGGAGGGTACGTGCGAAGGGTGGCATAGTACATCGCATCAAGCGTGTCATCATGCTGACCCTTGGGATATGCGGTAAGCTCCTGCTCTAACAATGTCATATCCGGCATCAGGTATACTTCGTCCTGCTCAAAATATGGTTGCATACCTTCCAATCGCATACTCTTGCTTGCACGGGGCTTTTCCCCGACAATGCCTCTGATCTGATACGACAACTGTTCCCTGAGCATCTCTTGATACCCGGTGGATTCAACACGCGTCCTGAGTGGCTTGTACCTTTCGTACGTCTGTATGGCTTTTTGGGTAACGACAGAAGGAGGCAGGCGATCAGCAACGTAAGGAAGAACAAAACGTTTGCAGTTTCCATTTTCTAGTACGCCGGTTCTTGCTACACACATAATCACGGTGCGGTCGCTTCGTGATGATGTCGTGCTAGCAGGGTCAAGTCCCATGAAAATGTTGACCGGAAGCACTAATGGCTTGTCTAGTTCCTTAAATGTTGCGTGCCTGTCGTCATGAGTGGACGCAATCGCGCTCATCTTGGTGATTTTGATAAACGCATCCGACCCATTCCACGATATATCCCCGTCATAGTGGCCCCATTGGCTGAATACGCGGTCGGTATCCGCCACCACCTCGCACATATACTC